CAAAAAATTCATCAATTCCTTAACAATTGCCAACTTTGTGAAAAAACAAAATGTTGGAAGTTCAAATATACGATGATATAGCGAATAAAAAGGAACAAGCATGGCTCTCTTTATTTGGAATGGACGATTGTGTTTTTTCCGCAGATACCATGCATAAGATTCTACGGGATCATCCGAATGAAAAGGAAATCAAATTCAATATCCACTGCGACGGAGGTTCCGTTTCCGAAGGTTTGACGATTTACGATATTCTGCGCAATTCAGGCCGAAACATCTTTATGAATGTAGAAGGCAGTTGTCATTCAATGGCGATTATCCTCTTATTGGCGGCTCCTTTTGAAAATCGAACCGGAAACGCCAATTTACGCGCATTGATTCATCGCGTTTATTGCCCCGTTTCAGGATACTATACCGCTGATGAGTTGAATTCCCTTTCGGAGAATATAAAGCAGGAAGAAGATGCCATCCTGGACATCTATGAAGAAAGAACCGGAAAAAACAGAGCTTCGCTTGCCGCATGGATGAAATCGGAAAAAACGCGAACGGCTCAAGAACTTCTCAACATGAATTTCATTTCAAAAATTAATTCATACAATACTAATCTTAAAAATTCAAAAATGAACAAAAACGGAAAGCCGGTTGATAAAGCCGGAAAAAAGGCCAAGGCGATTGAAAATTCCCGTGTCTTTTTGAACAAATTGGGGAAACTCTTAAATCCCGGTCCGGTCAATTTCGATTACCAGGATACAGACGGGAATACGGTGTTTTCTACCGATTCGGAAGAAGATACGCTCGCCGTGGGAGATACGGTTATATTGGCCGACGGAGGTACGGAAGGGACTTTTACGCTCAGCGACGGGCGCGTCGTTTCCATTGTCGATAATACGGTCACTGAAATTGAGGAACCTGCTTCCGGCGATGAAGAATTGAAAGCAGCCAATGTACGGATTGAAGAATTGGAAAACTTTCTCAGAGAATCTCAGACGGTTATCACTGATCTGAAAAATCAGGTAGAAAGCAATTTCACGCCGCCCAAACGGACGATCACGAAACAAAATCCTTCGAACGTGAAAAAAACATCGGAGGAATTGAAAGCAGAAGCTATTGAAAAACGAAATAAAGCGTTTGGAGGCGCAAATTAAGATGACGGCAATTGATTTAGCAAAATTCACCTTTACGGCTGAACAAATTAGAGACATCAACGAATTAGCGTTCGATGACATTTTGAAAGCGCCGGATCTCAATCTGATTACGACCTTGTATCCGGGAATTGTTTATGACAAGGAAATCGGATTCATTGGAGAAGGCGGGCTTGTGGGTGTTGCACGGCAAGGATGCAAGCCTACTCCGCAGGATTGGAACATTGCCACACGAAAAGTAGTCTGGGAACCTAAAGCTTGGGAAGTCCTTTTGGACGAGTGTTGGACTACTCTTGAATCTACTTGTGTCATATATGCAATGAAGACAGGCGTCGACGTGGCTGATTTGAGTACAACCGACTATTACGCAATCGTCTCGCAAGTATTGAAAGATGCCATAAAAAAATTCATCATCCGCATGTTTTGGTTCGGCGATTTGGATGCTTCCCATGTATCGGACGGGGGAATCATTACAGACTCCTTTAATACCAGCTACTTCACCATCCTCAATGGATTTTGGAAGCAACTAATGGAGCAATCAACGGCCAATCCCAGCCAGAAGGTTGTGATTACTGAAAATGCGGCCAGCACCTATGCCGCTCAGGAACTTTCGCCGGAAAGCGCAAAAAAATATTTGCAGCAATTGAAATACAAAGCTCCGATCCTTTTGAGAAGCAAAACGGAAGGATTCATTGCCTGCACGCAAACCGTCTACGATGCGTGGGAACAATGGAATCAAGGAAAAGAATTGGAAAGCTTATATACCAATCTGTTGGATGGAACAAAAGTGATAAAGGCGTTCGGCATTCCGCTTATTCCGATGCCGGTATGGGATGAAATGATCGCGCAATTCGAGAATACCGGAACGAAGTTAAACAACCCGCACAGAGCGTTGTATGTAACCAAAGACATCCTTGCGGTCGGTGTGGACGGTACGAATTCCTTTGAAAATATGAATGTTTGGTATGAAAAGAAAGACCGTATGGTATATACCGAGCTGATGGGCAGAGCAGACGCAAAATTGTTAAACCCGGCCATGTTTCAACTGGCCGTCTAAAAAATATATAATATGACTTGGGATTGCACAAGAATAACTAATGGTTTGGTAGGCGTAAAGTGTAATGAACCTACTATTCCCGGAACCGGAAGCCGCGTAATATTGATTAACTATTCCGATATAGATAGGAAACTATCTACTATTGAGGATAATGTCATCACATTGCTTGCATTGAAACAGGGCTTAAAAGGATACGAATTCGTATCGCTGAATAACTCCATTGTTGGAGAAATAAGCTATAATAAAACAACTTATTTCGGCAACTGGCAGCATGATTTAACCCTCCGGATTTTTGCAAAAAACGATGAAGCTAAAAAATTCGTCAATAAATTAAACGGATCGCTCGTTGTTGCGGTTGTTGAAAATAAGGAAAACGGCCCGAATGGAGAAGTAAAATACGAATTATACGGCTGGGATGCAGGATTGGAACTCAATGAAGCTACAGCCGCTACCGAAATGGCCGAATCGGTCGTCTATCAATTTAAGCTCGGAAGCGGTACGAATTCAAAGGAAAGTTCATTGCCTAAATCGGTATTTAAAACCGATTTAACTCAAACAGAGGATATGTTAAATTCGTTAGTAGCATGATCGAAAGATTGGAGGCATTAAAATCAAAGAAGTTTTCCAACGCAACCGAATTGCGGAACGCTCTGAAAAACGATTCCCAGCTTAGAAACGAAGTTGAGGCATTGTCAAAGTATTTTTTAGGACGTTCCGTATCCGGTTGCGGAAATTGCTTTTTTGACGCCTATATGGAATTAATAAACAGGAAAAAGATGGAAGAAAAATCAAAATTTCAGCTGCCCAGAGGGATCGTTCTTTATGATCCGATCAATAAGGACGCAAACAAAATATTAACGGCTGCAAATTGCACCGATGAACTGGCCTTGTATCATCTAAAATATAATCCGAATTGCAGGAAATATTTTTCAGGCCTGCCGGAAAATATAGACGAGTTGATCGCTGCGTTCGACTGTTCAAACGAGCCGGAAGCGGTCAAAGAACGAAAACAAAGAGAACCCAAAACAACGGATTAATTCAAGGGGTTGATTATGAAAATCGGAAAAATAAAAAAGGATAAACGGTACGAATCGAGGAATGACAAATCGCTTGGTATTCAAACATTCGGAGAAAATAACGATTACCCGCAACAGGTAATGGAAATCGTAGGGGCATCCTGTACCGGTTCTTCTTGCATAGATGTCTTTTCGAAGTTCATTGCCGGTCAAGGATTCAATGATTCCGATTTTTTCAATTTGACGATAAACAAAGAAGGCCAAACAAATGATGTGTTGTTGAATTTGATTACCCGTGATTTTGCGATGTTCAACGGGTTTGCTATCCACATCAATTACAATGCCAATTATAAGGCAACTCAACTTAATTTTGTTCCGTTTGAAACGATTCGGCTGGGATCATTAGACGATAACGGAACATACAATACGGTTTCGATCCATTGGGATTGGGGGCGTCGAATGACGCAGATTCGAAGATGGAGCAAAGAAGATATTATTGTCATTGATCTCTTTGATCCGAATCCGCAAGCTATCGAAGAACAGGTATTCAAAGCAGGAGGATGGGAAGCATACAAGGGACAGGTGTATTATTATTCTGGAAATAGAGCAAACAATTATCCGTTGCCAAAATATGATTCAGTGTTGACGGATATGAGTACGGAAGAAGGAATTGCCAATATTTCCTACCGCAATACTCGAAATAATTTCCTTATATCCGGGATGCTGATTGACATTTTGGAAAAAAACGAAAGTGAAGATCAGGAAAACGAAAACGAAAAAAATTTGCTGGAATTTCAGGGGGATGAAGAGGCTGTGAAAATTATGTATACTTCCGTAGAAAGCAGGGAAGCCATTCCCCAATTCGTAAAATTCTCAGGACAAAACTATGACAAAGAATATACCGTTACCCGTGAAAAGGTAAAGAATGATATTGGCCGTTCATTCAATCAGCCTCCTATTCTGCGGGCGGAGGATGTAGGAAGCAATTTCGGAGCTGATGCCTTGCGTAATTCCTACGATTACTATAATTCAGTAACCGAAGTAGAACGATTGCAGGTAGAGCGTGTATTTACGCAAATATTCCAATACTGGAATGGCGATTTATTCGATGATTTCTCAATTGTTCCTCTTTCATACGGGCAAAAGGTAGCCTTGTTCGACCGGTTCGGCAAAGATGGAATAGAGAAGATGAACGAAATTCTTAATTCCTCTATTGAGACGGAAATGAAAAAAAGAAGATTGAAAACTATTTTTGACTTAACGGATGCAGAACTTGAAAATTTAGGAATATGAACGAAAAAACAATCATAAAACCGGACGATATTCGTAAGGTTCGTGCAATTGCTGAAAACATAACGGATAGCAAGCGGATAGAACCGTATATTCATGAAGCGGAAATACTGGACGTCATGCCGGCAATCGGCGTTTCGTTGTATAAACAAATTGTTGACAATAATTTCTACGATTTTTTAACGACAAACGGAAATGTGCAGATCGTAACGAATAACGGGGTAAAAATTCTTACGCAAAAAAAGTGGGATAAATTCCTGAATGGCGGCTATTATACTTGCAGTGATGGTGCGTGTAATTCGGACAACACAAGATATTCAGCCGGATTGATTGCGGCTATATCCTATCTTGCGTATGCGAGAATGCTTCCGAATCAACCATTAAATGTAACGGCTTTTGGAGTAGTTCAAAAAACGACAACCTTATCCGAGCCGATAGATGAAAAAACACTTTTTCGAGCAGTGAATGAAACGAGAAAGATAGGACTTGAATATTTAAGGCAGTCGACGGATCATTTGCGTTGTGAAGGATTTATTGACGATTGCAAAAAAGCGAATGCAAAACGATACAGAAAATTTAAAGCAATAGGATAATGGCAGACGAAGGAGTACGATTTAGTTCAGGAATGCAGTACAATCCTGACATGCAGGAAACGGCGCGCATAATGTTGGATATAGACGGCTTATCCGAGCCTCAATACATGGAAATAAAAGACCTTAAGGCAGATTTAGCAACGAAAGACGAATTGAATGCGAAGCTGAATCTCTTCAATGTTACGTTCAGCGTACCCTTATCCAGCGGCTACTATACCCCTTCAAAGGCCCGTCTCGCCGTTCCGATCGAAATGCGCAAAACGGGATTGATCCTCACGTATCAAACTAAAG